AAAGCCGCCCCGAAGGGCGGCTCTTCTAGATTCCCTACTGACCATTAGTAGGGCTTGTCATCGGTGGGAGCGGGCAGAACGCCCGCCAGCTTTTCGGTGACTTCATGCATGACTTCCTTGTCATGCTTGGTCGTCGGCTGTTGCCGCGCCAACCATTTCGCCAGCTTCACCTCGAACGGATCGGCCGGGCGGCCGCCGCCCTGGGCGCCGGTCTGGTTGAACTGCCGGGCGACTTCCACGATGGTGTGGAATCCGATGTTCTCCACGTCCTTAACGCCGGCGTGTTGACGCAGGGTGTCCCGCGACATGCCGTTGTTCATCGCCTTTACGATGGTCGTGAATTCGGACGTGCGCACCGTCGCCGAGCGAGCGATGCGGCCCAGGGCCTTGTCATCCATCCCGCCCTTGCGGAGATTGCCGTTGGCCTTCGCCTGTTCGGCGAGATCCTTCTTCCATTTGTTCAGAGTGGTGATGATCTCGTCGCGGGCCTTCGGCTCCAGATCGAATGCGGACTCGACCGCCCGGCGCAGCTGTTGTGCCGTGTTGACAGAGGCAGCGATGATGATCTGTGCCACTGCGAACCCTTGAGCGAGATAGCCGGGGGCCATTTGCTCCTGAGTGGTTTGAGCCTTCGTGCCGACAGGCTTCATGGTGCGAACGTCAGACATGGTAGTACCTTTCCGGGGCTTAATCCCCATTGAGTTAGAGAGTCTACAGTTTAAGACTGTTAACTCACAGTGTCAAAACGACACTCCAAAGACCACATAACTAGCAAGGTTATATGATCGATGGGCTGCCGTCGCAACTTCCCTTTACATATTCATCGTAAGACCACGTAGCTATAAGGGCTAACTTGCCTTGTGGAATCGTTCTACTTTGGGCGATCAATCCTACATAGAACAGTCTGCGTTATACATGGGAGACTAATCCCATGTTTCGGGTATTGAACCCTCGTCAGTAACGCTCAGCGAACCCAGGTGAAGGAGGGTTCTGGATATTGCTTGCGCAATTCCTCGGTTTCCACAAGGCCGGGAATCCCGGATTCCTTGTGAATGAGTTTACCGTTTTGGTAAATACGGATGGTTTGCATACACACTCCTATTAATAAAGGTAAGGTAGAGGGAACCTATCTGCTGCGACGGGCCGGAGTTTTGCACCTATCACGGTTCATCCGTAATTATCGAACCTCTCTAGACCTAGCCCGGCCGGGGCTACACCTCTGCATGGGGCAGGGCTTTAGGAATGAGTCAGTTTAACGGTGCGTCAATGGACGACAGATTCCCTCTGAATTACCCTCATATGTCACGTTTCGCGCAGAAAAACTGCGCTACTCCTATGAGAGTAGAAATTTAGCTTTAATAAATGTATTCTAGGATAGGCCCCAATAAGGGGCACTGGTTTATTGAATCAGATTCCTAACGGGTGTCGTCAGAATCATTTGGTCAGCGGGAAGATGGGGCCACGTCAGGGCCTGCCCTTCATCCGCCACGGGTGGGAGATACATGGTTGTCCGTTCCCGTTCGATTACCTTACAGGCGACACCATAGCTCTGCGCGAATCCATACGCATAATCATGCGCATCCTTTTGATTCTCACAGATTCCCCCGATCCTTTGCCAGTCCCAGGTGAGACTGGTTTGATTCCAAAATTGACCAAAAATCAAGAGCATAAATAACTCCAGTGTAAGAAAAGCCAGCGCCATCCCGGCGTGAGCTATTAACGATATTTACCTATACCTATTAGACAGGATACCCGTTATCTGCAGTGTTTAAACCCCGGCCACGCTGGCCGCCACGGCGCAGCTGGCTTCACAAAGTACGTTGCAGAATTAGATACCCTTGCAAGTAGTCATTACTATGAGCATAGTTAAATGTTCCACATAGCCCGGCGCAGAAGGCCATAGACAATATCTTGACAGATACCCCGTCTAATAGGTACAGATAAGCTTATTCCTATCCTGGAATACACTTATTAAGCTAGTTGTTAAATCGCGTCCCGCGAGCTACCCCAATGGTAACGAACATCACCTGTTCCGGGATACCCGGTAGGCGGGGGCTAGTCTACGCGCTAGCCAAGCATCCCTAGACTTCGGGTCTAGGCCCTGGGCAGTGAACCGTTTTCAACTGCCGATGAGTGAACTGTACAGACGTTTTTACCGGTCAGGTGTAAGAAAGTGTAAAAACAACATGCTCGCAAACCCTATAAGGGTTAACCCTGTCGGCTACCTCCAGTAGCCTCATGAGCCCATCTATCGATAGGCCCTGCCCCCTACTAGAGCATTGCCGCTAGGTGGGCCATTGCCCATCCCCATGACACGCCTGCGACTACCATAACCAGAATCAGGAGGACAGTAGTGATTACCCTATGTAGATCGATGGAACGGCGCCGCTTGCGCGGATCAAGCCAAGAGCGAGATTCCCTAGTTTGTAAATCGGTAGTATCCCTAGAATGAAAACGGATAGGCATGATAACCCCTCCCTCACAAAGGATAAGAGCATTCTACCATAGGTAATTGTAACATGCGTGTAACAAATGTAAAAGTTTGTAACAAGAAAAGGACAAAATAATACCCGCTCTAGGCGGGTATGTCTATTAGGGTTTCCCTTATCTCAATGCATAGGCTTCGTGCACTGCCTGCAGCACGTCGACGGCAGCGGCCGTGAACCGATCCATGGCTCCAGGGGAGGTGTCCCATAGGAGGTCCACCACGTCATCCAGGATGGCCCCTAGGCCAGTCTCATCCCCCGTAGGGATGGACAGGATGGCTACTTCCAGGGCTTGAATCTGAGAGTACATGCTTACTTCCCCTTGCGAAGACAGTGGCGCAGGATGCGCACCAGGATGGCGAGACGAGACTTCGGCATGCGATGCCGATTCGGGCTAGGTCTCATCCATTGAGGGATTACCCGGTTATCCGGATCGAGATAGCCATTAGCTATCAGTTCAGAGCGGGTGTCCCGGTTCATTTCTCCTCCCGTAGTTCAGTGGAGACAGCAACGAAGTAGTCCGGCCCCAGTCGGCCCCTGTAGACGCCACGGGCGGCCATCCAGTCTACTTGGTCGAGTGCATCCGCCATATTGGCGTAGACCGCAACCATACGGGGTTCCGTAGGATCGGCGGGGATGCTACGTGCCTTCAAATGTACGCGACCATCCTTCAGCTGAGTGAGCACTACAACTAGGCTCGGGGTTCGGGTTTGAGGGTTCATAGGACAGACTCCTGGACAATAGAACATGCCGGGATCATTGGATAGTGGGTAGTTAGTCCTTACTTAGTGGACAGATAGGCGTCGATGACGCGAAGGATTTCAGACATGCGGGCTTCGATTTCTTCTTCTTCCTCGCTGAGGAGGTCTTCGTAAGTCATCTTTTCCAGCAGTCTTTGCAGGACGGCGTGCAGGTTATGTACGCATTCCATGCTGTTGCAGTAGTAACCAAAGGGCATAGGGTTCTCCCGGATTGCTAGCCCCCATCATACGCTCCCTATAGCCAATAGTATCCGGACTAACCCTTATTATTAATTTTCTTAACCCGCTGTTTCGGTAGAAACCTCACTGAGCATCGCAAGGATGCGAATGCTAGTGGTTTGGTATTAACTCAAAGAAAAAGGGCCTGTTTGGGCCCTTTAAATGCGTTTAAACAGCATAGTTAATATGCCCGACAATAGTATATTTATTTTTATTTGGTTCCGGGGATATTATTTATTTGACTCTGGCACCATTTTTAATAAGAGATTTAATACAACGAACAGGTGTAAAGTTTCCTTTACACTTATTATATCTTATATAAGAGTAAAGACTCTTAACTCACCCAAGCTAGTGTAAAGATTCTTAACTTAAGAATCTTAAAGAATTCTTTAGGGTCAATATAAAAATCGAGGGGTGGGGGAGGAAAACTTTCCTGGATGGGAAAGTGCGTAATGCATCATATACAATTTCTGCATATTTTTAGAAACAGGGCTATGTCAGTAATGTCTTAAGAATATTAAGTTAGCTCGGATGGAATCCTCGCACTAGATCTATACATTACCCTAAGAAACCTAATAGTTCGCCCTACCCATTCTCTTAAAAGAAAGGTATAGTCAACTAAGGCTTCAAAGGGCATTACCCTGAAGTTTCCCATCAAACCTAGACTATTACAAGTGGGTGTATAAAGTCCCTTGATCCCCGCGCTCTAGTTTAGTCCACGCTGTGGCTAGGAGAACCCTGGTAGCCACTATTTCTTATATGTACCCCCACGTCCATTTCTCACCGCGAGTACACCCTTAATATTCTAACTTTTTTAATACAAAAAGTCAAGAGATTTCTACTAAATTTAATAATATTAACAAAAAAGTGTAAAGGAGACTTGACATTTTGTATTAAATACTTTAGAATGTTATATACCTCGAAAAAAATTATTACCTAAGAAGGAAAATATGCATATTCACAATCCTAACGTTCCCCCGCCAATTAATGAATTAAGGCTTTCCAAGTTGGATAAGGCCATGGAAAGAGGTAGATATACCTGGGAAAAGAAGTATTCGGTGGTTGCAGTTTACCTCCAATGTGGTAGTCTGTCCCAGACAGAAGCCGAAACTGGAGTTCCTTCTGTCACTATTTCTAACTGGAAACAGACTAGTTGGTGGCCTGAATTAGTCTCCCAAATCAAGAATGCTGAGCATTCCCAGATGAATACTCAGCTTAATAAGATTATTAATAAAGCTTTGGGAGTAGTTTCTGATCGCCTGGAAAATGGCGAAATGGTTCTGAATAATAAAACCGGGGAACTGGTACGGAAGCCAGTCACTCTTAGGGATGCTACCAGAGCTGCTGCTGAGCTGATGAATAGGCAGGTTATCCTGAATAAGGTAACTGTCGAGAATGAAATCAAGAAACAAACGGTTGAGGATACTCTGAAATTCCTGGCCGGAGAGTTTGCCAAAATGGCTAATTCCAAGCCAATAACTATTGAGAATGGAGAAGTAGAAGATGCCGCATTCCGAGAAGTGGCTGAGTTACCTGAAGAGAATTTAGGAGAATAATATGCCATACATGAAAAATGGTAAACGTGATTATGCCAGAGAGGTCGAGCGCTACACCAGCCGTCCGGAAGTAGTCAAGAAACGTGAAGAACAGAATAAGGCAAGAGCCCTCTTCATTAAAGAGGGGATTGTTCATAAGCACGATGGGAAGGATGTTGACCATAAGAAGGCACTCTCCAAAGGTGGTACTAATGACCGCAGCAATCTGCGGGCTGTTCCTGCTAGCCAGAATCGTAGCTTCTCCCGGAATTCTGATGGTTCTATGAAACGTAATGATGGCGCTACTCGCCAAAAAAGGAAATAAAAATGACGACTGTTAATATTGTTACTGTTACCAAGGCCCAGGATTTCCCCGCTGGAACAGTTGATACCCCGTTCACTATTATCCTGGTTGATGCCTCTGGTACTACTGTGGATTCGGCCAGTTCAGCTGATGGTACAGCTTCTTTCTCTCCGGTTGCTCCTGGTGACTACACTGTGAATGTGAGTAAAAATGGTGTTTCTGTTTCTAGCCCTGTCTCTGTGCCTCAACCTTTGGTTTCTCTGCAAGTTCCGGTCTCGGTTACAGTTACCCTGGCGTAAGAAGAAAGTTCAACTTAAAGTCCCGACTAACGTCATTCATTGGACTAAAGGATAAATATGTTTGGAACTGATGATATCATTTCCATTGGCTTTAAATTACTTGATAAAGTAATTCCAGATCCTGCTGCTAAGGCAGCCGCTCAATTGCAATTAATGCAGCTCCAGCAAACTGGAGAACTGGCTAATCTCAAGGCAGAAGTTGATCTGGCCACTGGCCAACTGGATGTTAATAAAGCTGAAGCAGCTAATCCTTCGATCCTGGTCTCTGGTTGGAGACCTTTCATTGGTTGGGTTTGTGGTTCTGCTTGTGCTTGGAACTGGATCGGCATTAGTCTGATTAAGGCTGTTATTGCTATAGTTGGAATGTTTGTGGTCTTCAAGATGCCATTCACTCTGGAACCCGCATCCCTTACTGAAATGATGCCTGTTCTACTCGGTCTCTTAGGTCTTGGTGGTCTGCGCACTATCGAGAAGATCCAAGGAGTTGCTGCCAAATGATTGTACGTGAAGGTAAGAAGTTTGTAGTTAAGTCTGAGACTGGAAAGAAACGTCTTTCCAAGCCAGAAAGCAAGAAAGCCGCTGAAAAGCGGCTGAGGCAGATCGAATACTTCAAACATCGAGGTAAGTAAATAATTGGGATGTTTTCGGAACATCCTTCGCTAGCTTGATTCGTCTAGGAAAACAAAACCGACTAGATTCCGCTCTATTAGTTTAATGGAAAAACAACTGTTTTGTACTCAGTTGATGGGGGTTCGATTCCTTCATGGAGCACCATTCCGTAGAACCCGAGCAAGGTGCATGGGCCTGACTGTTAATCAGAGGATAGGTAGGTTCGATTCCTACATGCGGAGCCAAACAATAAAAGGCAAAGATGCTTACAGCTGATGTTATTCAAGGATTTTCTAAATCCCTTCTTCAAAAGAACTTTGACCAGGCAACTGAGTCTCCTGCTTGCCACCGTGAATGGTGGGAGCTTATGTGTCACCAGCACCCTCAAGTTGCCATCAGTGCTCCCCGTGGACACGCTAAGTCTACGGCCTGTACGCTTACCTATGCTTTGGCTATGATTGTTTTCCGCCAAGCTAAGTACATTCTTATTGTCTCTGATACTACTACCCAAGCTTCTCAGTTCTTGGCTGATATCAAGAAAGAACTTCTGGAAAATGAACATATGGCAAATCTGTTCAAGATCCAAGAATTCCAGAAAGATACTGAAGATGATGTTATCGGAGTTTGTGAGGATGGCTATAGGTTTCGGATTGCTGCTAAGGGTTCTGAGCAGAAGCTCCGGGGTTTGAAGTGGGATCACTTACGTCCTGATCTGATTATCTGTGATGACCTGGAAAACGATGAAATCGTTATGAACAAGGATCGCAGAGAGAAGTTCAAGCGGTGGTTTTATGGTGCCTTGATTCCCTGTAAGTCCAGAGATGGTAAGATTCGTGTTGTAGGTACTATTCTCCACGAAGATAGCCTTCTTAATAATCTTATGCCCAAGGCGTATGACAAATCTACGCACTTTAATGATCTTAAGACCTGGAGTACCAAGCTAGGTCCCTGGCTTTCTGTCAAGTATAAAGCTCATAATCCTGACTTTTCAGCGATTCTCTGGAAAGAACGTTATAGCCAGCAATGGTTTGAGGAAAAAAGAGCTGACTTCTTTAACCAAGGTCTAGCTGATGTTTATTCTCAGGAATATTTGAATGAACCTATTGATGACTCTATTGCTTACTTCAGAAAAGCCGACTTTAGGGATATTTCTGAACACGATAGAGAAGCTTTTGCAGAGGGTAAAAAAAAGCTACACTACTATGTTACTGCCGACTTGGCTATTTCCGAAGAGGAGCGAGCCGACTACTCGGTATTCTGTGTTTGTGGTGTGGACGAAAATCGTACTCTTTACGTTGTTAATGTATTACGAGACCGTCTTGATGGTCGAGAGATCATTGACACGCTAATTAGTCTGCAAAAAGCCTATGATCCAGAAATGATTGGCATTGAACAGATGCAAATTTCCAAGTCTATCGGTCCTTTCCTACGGGAAGAAATGATTAAGACTGGAGTTTTCATCAATATTAAGCCACTGGAACATAGAAATAAGGATAAAATTTCTAGAGCACGCTCCATTCAAGCCCGTATTAGGGCTGGAACAGTGCGACTTGATAAGTCTGGTGATTGGTATGCCGACTTTGAAGAAGAATTATGTAAATTTCCTCGTGGACGAAAGGATGACCAGGTTGATGCCTTTGCATACATTGGTTTGATGCTGGATTCCTTAATCGAGGCTCCTACACTCCAAGAACAAGAGGAAGATGAATATCAATATGAATTACAATCAAGCGGACATGGAGAATCAGGAAGATCCGAATGGACAGGATACTAATGATGAAGCTCAGCAAAACGCTGAGTTTACCAATAGTAACCTAGCTCTTGACATGGACGAAGAAGAATTATTCAAAATTGGGGATGAATGTTCTAAGGGTTTTGAATCTGATCTTCGTTCTCGTAGTGATTGGGAAGATTGTGTTGATGAGTGGATCAAACTTGCTAAGCAAACTCGTGAAACCAAGACTTTCCCGTGGCCTAACGCCTCCAACGTCAAGTATCCTTTGCTTTCAACTGCTGCTATGCAGTTCGCTGCAAGAGCTTATCCCAGTTTAGTTCCTGCCAATGGACAAGTTGTTAATTGCACAGTCATTGGCAGAGATCCAGATGGTTCCAAGACAGAAAAAGCCACTAATGTGGCTACCTATATGTCCTATCAAGTCATGGATCAGATGGACTGTTGGGAAAAGGATATGGATAGGCTTCTGATTACTCTACCTATTACTGGCACAGTATTCAAGAAGACTTACTATGATAAGGGTGATGATAAGATCAAGTCAGTGATGGTTGATCCCAAGAACCTAGTTGTGAACAACTGGGCGAAGGATCTCTATTGTGCTGAAAGAGTCTCTGAAGTCATCGAAATGACTAAGAGAGTTCTCACTGAGAAGATGAATCTTGGGGTCTTTAGAGAAGTTGAATTAGAAGATGCAACTGCTCCTATGGATCTGAACAGTTCTGAAACTCGTGATGATTCTGCTATTGACTTCACTACACCTTATCAGATTATTGAACAGCATACTTACTACGATAAGGATGGGGATGACTACGCTGAACCGTATATTATTACGTTCGAGCGTAATTCCAAGAAGGTTCTGAGCATGGTTCCAAGATACCATAAAGATGGTATTACCATGAAACAAGATGGAAAAGGTATCGCTAAGATCGAGCCTATCCAGATGTATACCAAATTCTCTTTTATTCCGAATCCCGATGGTAGTTTCTATGATCTTGGCTTTGGCACTTTGCTGGGCCCTCTTAACGAGTCAGTTAACACTGGTATTAATCAGCTTGTTGATGCTGGTACTGTGGCTAATCTGCAGAGCGGTTTTATCGGCAAATCTCTGAGAATCAAGATGGGCGATGCCCGAATGACTCCTGGAGAATGGAGACCAGTTAATGCTACAGCAGATGACCTCCGGAAGCAGATTGTTCCGCTTCCCGCTAAAGAACCTTCTGGTGTGCTACTTGAGCTTGTTCAGCTTCTTATCACTTCTGGTAAGGAACTTGCCTCTGTGGCCGAAATCTTTACGGGTAAGATGCCGGGGCAGAATACTCCTGCTACTACTACAATGGCATCCATCGAACAAGGTATGAAGGTTTTTACTGCTGTTTATAAACGTATCTACCGTGCCTTGGATGAGGAATTCAATAAAATCTTCGATCTGAATGCAATGTATTTAGATCCCCAAACTTACATCAATGTCCTGGATATTCAGGTTGATCCTTCGGATTTTGACCGCTCCAAGTGTGATATTGAACCTAGCGCAGATCCTACTGCTTCTAGTGCTACCGAGAAACAACAGAAAGCCCAATCCCTCCTGCAATATCTGCAGATGGGACCTGGAATCATGGATCCAGTTCAAGTTCTTAGCAGAATCTTGCAAGCGGATGAGATTCCTAATTGGCAACAACTGTTCACGCAACAAGTTCAGCAAACTGGACAGATGCCTCCGCCTCCGCCTGATCCCAAGATCATGGCTATCCAGGCAAAGATGCAGGCAGACCAGAATAAGGCTAACCTTGATGCTCAGTCTCAACAGCAAAGCATGGAACTGGAATCTAGGGATAAACAACAACAAATGGCTATGAGAGCACAAGAACATGCACAAGAAATGCAGTTCAAGCAGCAAGAAGCTGTTCAAAATGCTCACATTAAACAAGCCTCTGACCAGATTAAGTTGGCATCTGCACAAGCCCAAGCCAACCATCAAGCTGCCATAAACGATCAGCAGCTACAGCATGGACAAGAAGCTCATGCGCAAAAACTTCAACAAGCTAAGGAGTCTAGCAAATTACAAACGAAATCACCAAGCAAGAAGTAATTGAGTGGAAGCAACAATTCATTACTGAAGCTTTTATCCATGGCCTGCAAGAGCGGGCCGATCTTGAAACTCTTCGGATGATCCACACTTCCGAACCTAATGAACTTTTCAAACGCCAAGGCTATGTTCTGGCTCTTTGGGATATCCTTGATGGAATCAAGGAGAATCTCGTGGGAGAACCGGAATGAGAGCAGTAGCAGTTGGATTCCGAGTTCACGTCAGGCCGCTGTCTGTCGAAGAAAATGATGCTGTTATTGCCTCTGCGAAGAGGACTGGCATTATTGTCCAAGAACAGACAGAACGCCAAATGCTTACTGGTGTCGATCGAGGTGTAGTCCTCGAAGTTGGCCCGATTGCATTTAAGGCATATGGTGGCGATGAACCTTGGTGTAAGGCAGGCGATATGATTGCCTATACCAAGAATGCTGGTAAGTTTATTAAGGTTAGTGATGATATCAAAGAATCCATTCTTGTCATCAATGATGAAGATGTGGTTTGTGTCTTAAAGGAAGATGAGAATGTCTGAAGAAGTTAATAAGGTTGATGATAACAAGCCCGATGAGGGTTCTACACCCGAGCCGACTCCAATTGAAGTTCGTGCCCGTGAGCTGGGCTGGCGCCCCCGTGAAGAGTTCCATGGAGACGAAGAGGATTTCGTCGACGCTAAGGAGTTCGTCCAGCGCCAACCGTTGTTTGAAAAGATTGAGTCCCAATCCAAACAACTAAAGAATGTACAAAAGACCCTAGAGGCTCTTAAGCAGCACTATGGTAAGGTTCAGGAAACTGAGTATAAGCGTGCCCTAGCTCAACTGGAAGCCCAGCGAGCTGAAGCCATTTCGGACGCTGATGGTAACAAGGCTATTCAAGTTGAACGTCAAATCAAGAACGTTGAACGTGAATTTGAACAAATCAAGCGTGAGCAAGAAACTAATCAAAGTGCTCCTGATCCGCAAGAATTTATTTCTTGGAAGTCCAAGAATACCTGGTATGAGACTGACGAGACTATGCGAATGGTTGCCGATACCTACGGCACCAAATTAGCAAAGGAGGGGATGGCCCCTGCTGATGTGCTTAGGGAAGTGACCAAGAAGGTACGCACCGAATTCGCACACAAGTTTCGTAATCCCAACAAGGATAATGCCCCAGACGTGAGCAATAGCTCTCCCAGAGGCAATTCTACTCCTAAAGAAGACAATTTCCAATTGACTGATGAGGAACGTAGAATGATGAATACATTCGTCAGAGATGGCGTCATGACCAAAGAGCAATACATCAAAGACCTCAAGGCTATTAAGGCCCGAGGCTAAGAAAGGAAGACTAATATGTCCAGACCCGCAAATACGCAAAGTGCAAGCGCACGTCCCCGTCGTCAACCGGTTGGTACTCGTAATCGATTCAAGATTGCCAATCAGGAAGATGGATATGTTTACCGCGTCGTGAATGACGGCAATATTGGCCGTGTTGATGATCTCCTGGAACGTGGCTACGAAATTGTCCCGAAGGACAAGGTTCAGCGTGAAGGTGACCGGCGCGTAGATGATGCTAGTTCGTTAGGTTCGGCTACTAGTTACAGTCTTGGCAGAGGTGATAAAGGTGTTGTAATGCGAATCCGCAAGGATTGGAATGACGAAGATCAAGCCTCTAAGAATGCTCGTAATGATGAACTTGAACGCGGCATGAAAGATACAGCGAATAAAGCTTCTGATTACGGTACACTAACTACCCACATTTCTAAGTAAATTTCGGCTGTATCTTCTTTAATGAAATTAATCTTAAAGGAAGATTATGGCTAATACTTCTCGTATTTTTGGCTTCCGTCCGGTTAAGCACACTACTGGTGCCCCGTACAACGGTTCGCCGAATGTCTATCAAATTCCTGCCTCGGATAACCAGAACACCTTCGTTGGTGACCCGGTTATCCTGGAAGGTAACGCTTCTGCTGGTGGTATTGCCACTGTGAAGCGTGCGGCCGCTGGTGCCGCTATTCTCGGTGTTGTGGTTGGTTTAATCAACCCCAAACTTGACCCCATCGCGGGTTCGATGACCAACGGTTCGATCGCTCTTGACACTCCCCAATATCGTGCGGCTTCGACTGCGCAATATGTGCTGGTGGAAGATGCGGCCGATGTTGTGTATGAAGTCGAACAGACGACTGGTGGTTCTGCTTATACGTATCTCCTGGCTGACGTTGGTCTGAACGCTGACGCCTACTATGGTGGTTCTGGTAGCACGACGACTGGTGTGTCGGCTGCTTCTCTGGATATGTCCACCAAGGCTACGACTGCTACCCTGCAGTTCAAGATCCTTGGTACGGTGCAGCGTCCGGATAACAGCTGTGTCTCCGGTACTGACACTGCCGTTCACGTTCTCGTAAAGATTAACAACGCCTCGCTGGGTAACGGCACTGGCGCTACTGGCCAATAAGGAGATTTATAAATGGCTATTACTACTTCTTCGTTTGCAAAGTCGCTCTGGCCTGGTGTTAATGCCTGGTACGGAGCTGCTTATAATCAATACGAAACGGAATGGGATAAGCTTTTCGATAAGCATACCAGCCGTAAGGCGTTTGAAGAGGACGTTGGGCAATCCGGCTTCGGTCTGTTCCAGACCAAGGCTGAAGGCACTCCTATCCAGTATGATACGGCTCGTCAAGGTTTCACGTCGCGTTACAACCATGTCGTGTATGCGCTTGGTTTCATTATCACGCGTGAAGCTGTTGATGATGATCTGTATGATACGATTGGTAAGCAGAAGGCCCAAGCTCTGGCTTTTGCTTCTCGCCAAACCAAGGAAGTGATCGCGGCTAACGTCTATAACCGTGCGTTCAACACCTCGTATCTTGGTGGTGACGGTTCTACCCTGCTGGCTGGGCCGGCTGGTGGTTCCTCGAATCACCCGAATATCGCTGGTGGTTCTTGGACGAACACGACTTCGATCGCCCTGGATATCTCGGAAGCTGCTCTTGAGCAAGCTACCATTGATATTGCTGGTTTCACGGATGACCGTGGCCTGCTCATCAAGGTGTTGCCGGAATCGCTGATTATCCCGCGTCAACTGATTTTTGAAGCTAAGCGTATCCTTGGTTCCGATGGTCGTGTTGGTACGGATAACAACGATCTGAACGCCCTGAAGCAAATGGGTCTGATTCCGAAGGTTGTTACTAACCACTTCCTGACGGACGTTGATGCCTGGTTCATCAGAACCAATGTTGACAACGGCATGAAGTATTTCGAGCGCCGTCCTGATACTTTCTCGATGGATGAGGATTTTGATACAGAAAATGCGAAGTACAAGGCGACTATGCGCTTTGCCTTCGGCTGGACTGATCCTCGTGCGCTGTACGGCTCGCCGGGTGCTTAATTACAATGGGGGGCTTCGGCCCCTCTTATAAGGAGAACTTATGATTATTCTGCCCGAGCTGCAAGTAACGGCAACTAGCAATATGAAGGCGTCTTATTGCAAGACCCTTCAAGTTCTCCGCACGGACAATACCTTTACATATAACAACCAGACTGGTGGTGTTAATCTTGTTAAGGCTATCATTCCTGCGGATGCTACGTTGCAAGACTTTCAAATTTGGACAGGTACTGGCTCCAATGCTGGTACTTCCGCTACCTTGTATGTTGGCGTTATTGTTCCGTTTACGTCGATCTCGGCTGCTGGTACTACTGCTACGGTGACGACTACTGTTAACCATAACCTGGTTACTGGTGATACCATCGTTGTGAATGGTACTGGTCAAGCTAACTTTGACAAGGCCACCCCGGTTTCGATTACTGTTGTCAATGCTACTTCGTTTACTTATACGATTTCCAGCACGACTGCTACCTCGACTATTGGTGCTATTGGCTGCACTTCGTATTTCATGACCCCGCCCTCTGTCCTGAATGGTACTAACATTACCATTTCGGTTGGTGGCTCTCCATTTGCCTACACCGTACCGGCGTATGGTAATGTGGTTGTTCAGGGTGGTACGGTTTCGGCCATTACGCTGACTCGTCCTGGTGGCGCTGCGGTAAACATTGGTGTTACTGCTGGTATTATCCCTGTGCAGACTGGTGACATTGTTACGGTTACTTATTCCGTGGCTCCTACCATGACATTCATTCCGATGGATCGCTCTGCTACTGGTTATCTGACTACAGTGACGAAGAGAGTTGGCCCACCGAATGCGGCGTGGAACCTGGCTTCTGTTTCCAGCACTGGTGTTCCGATTGGCTACGACCTTCAGGTCTTTGCTATGTATCAGGAAACTGGTGCCGCTTCTTCGAGCGGTGGTCCCTGGTTCATTACTGTTTGGTACGTTCGTTAACGGCCTAGAGGCCCCCTAACCGGGGCCTTTCTTAACAAGGAGTTATATACATGACGTATCAAGTAGCATTAAGAGCATTCGATCCTCAGAACCAGACTACAGTCAATATTGCCGTTGGTGCTGGTAGTGCTAACGTACAAGTCAGTCCGTCAACTTCTGTTGGCCATAGGAATGTCCGGCTTCTGAATGTTGGTACACAGACAGTCTTTGTCCAGAAGGGCAAAGATAGCACTGTTGCCGCTACAGTTGCTAGCTCTATTCCTATTGCTGCTGGTGGTGAACTTTATCTTTACCTTCATAATGACGAAACATGGATTGCTGCTATTGCTGGTTCGACAGGAAGCACTCTCTACATTACGGTGGGTGAAGGTAAGTAAATGGTTCCAGACGAGCAAACCAAAGAGGTTGTCAAGGAGGCAATTAAAGAATGGATTGATGATCGAGTGAAAAGTTTTGGATGGTTTGCTATTCGTACTTTAGCTGGACTTGTTGTAGCAGGTATTCTTTATTTGGCTTTTATGGGAACAGGACACTTTAAATGAAAAAGATTGGATGGCCTGGGCATGGCTGGAAGTTCACATGCCACGTATGTGGATTCTGGTATCCCTCTACTGAAATTAAAAAGAGGTGGGATGGTCTTTACGTTTGTGATAAAGACTATGAGACCAGGCATCCACAAACCTTAATTAAGGTTAGAGGGGAACGTGCGTTCCCTGATATTGTTTCTAGTGATGGTACAGACCAGTTTATCCAATTCTGCGACATTAATGGATCTGCTGGATATGCTGGCATGGGCACTGCAGGATGTGCCCAAGCTGGCCCTTACTTTAGAACCTATGATTTTCTGGTAGGACTGTTGACAAACGGACAACCACCGGGGACATTTAATTCTAACACTTTGTAGGATACAAATGACTACTTCTGGTATTTATTCCGTACAATATTCAAGGGATGATCTTGTAACAGCAGCCCACTATAAACTTGGAGTCATTGCTGATGGGCAGACTCTAAGTTCTACTCAATTAACAAGAGGTACTATGGCTTTGAATATGTCTTTGGCTCTTTTACGAGCTAAGGGCATGACTCTTTGGGAGCGCAATAGCTATACCTTTTCGACTACTTCTGGAACCAATACATATAATATTGGTACTGGACAGACACTTAATACACCATATGCTTTAAAGCTTCTACAGTGCTATAGAACTGATACTGGTACTAGAATTGATATGGATATTGAATCTGATTATAACTTTAATCAACTTCCTGTCAATAGCACTGGTATTCCTCTTAAAGTAACATATCAACCAAAGATTAACTTTGGTATTCTCAAGTTATGGCCCACACCTGACACTTCTGCTGCTAGTAGCACATTCACAGTTGTCTATCAACAGCCGTTCCAATATTTTATCAATGCTACAGATACTGCTGATTTCCCTGAAGAATGGTACTTACCTCTAGTCTATAACACAGCAGTTGTACTAGCTCCAGAATATGGTATTCCCTTGGGTGATAGAAATATGCTGATGCAGGAGGCTGATAAGTATACCGATGCGGCTATGAGTATGGGTGGAGAGGATGCAAGTCTTTTTGTTCAACCTTACTTCCAGCCTGGATCTTCTAATATGAGAGGTTAAATTGGCATACACCAAAAGCCCTATGATGGATACGTACAGTTCCGAGGATATCGATATCACTCGTGAGATCGCTACTCGGGATGGTACATCCGGAAAAGATGAGGATTACCTCAATGTCTTCATGGAAGACAATATCAGTAAGCCGGCTAAAGATAGTCGTTTATTCGTTGTCAAAAGAGCCGGTTCCCAATCTCTTCTAAGTAGTGTTGCTTCTGGTACTATTCGAGGTTCTATTTATTGGAGAGACCAACAGCAGCTTTATTACGCTATTGCTGGTAACATCTACGTTTATAACTTCGGAACTGCTTCTGCTTCTGTAGTTACTCCTGGTGGAGCATGGTCTACGGGATCCACAACAGTGGGGTTTGCTGAGTTTATCTTTAATGATGGAACTACAGCAATGATTGCCTCTGATGGCACTTCACTGATTCAGATTACTCCTGCTGGAGTAGTCACATTCTGTTCTGATCCTGACCTTCCTGCCCCCCACGATCCCAACATTGTTTTCATTGATGGATACATTCTAGCAGTTAAGAATTCCACTGGCGATATCTATAATAGTGATAATAATGCTCCGCTGTCTTGGACAGCGGGTAACTTCCTCAATGCTGAAATTGAGGCTGACTATGTTACTAGAATCCTCAAAGTAAACAACTATATTCTTGCTTGTGGTACAGAAACGATGGAATATTTTTGGGATGCTGGTAATGCTACAGGATCTCCTTTCCAGCGTAATGATACCCCTGTGAAGAGAATTACTTTCTTAGGAGCTTATGCTAGAGAACAGAATAGTTCTTTCTTTGTGGGAAAAGATCTTAATGGTGACTACCAGGTCTTTAAGCTTTATGAGTTTAAATGTGATCCAGTAGGTACTCCATCCATCAGTAGATATCTTAATAGTCTCGGAACTAATTATACAGGATGGATTGGAGCTGTAGTTTCTTTTCAGGGCCATCAGTTCTATATGCTAAATGCAGGAACCAAGACTTATTGTATGGATATCAAGACAGGTCTTTGGACTCGATTTGCATATCAGGGCAATACCAATTTCAATATTGCTGCTGCTCATGGATTCTTGACTACTAGTTCTAATGCAACGATGTTTGCTATGAACGATGGAACATCTGCTTGGTACCAGTTTAATGAAACTGTTTATCAGGATAATGGAGTTAACTTCAGTTGTCAGATCGTAACAGAGGCTGCTGATTTTGGTACGTTTAATCGTAAGAACATGGCTCGTTTAACTGTTGTGGGTGATCGACCCCCCATTAATTCCAACATTCTGATTCAATGGACTGACGACGATTACCAAACTTACAATACTGGTATTTCTGCTAATCTCAACCAAGATATTTGCTGCATTCGACAGCTAGGAAACTTTAGGCAACGATGCTTTAAGCTCACTCATTCTGATAACACTCTGTTTAGAATTCAGAAACTAGTTGCTGATATCAATAAAGGAAACTCATGAGTAATAGCACTACTTTCTCTAACGGTACAGTTATTCAGCCTGCCTGGCTTAATGATATTAATAAGGCGGTCTTTACCTACCTGCCTAATATGTATGCAGCCGGTGTGGTTGGTGATGGCGTTACCGATGACACTACTAATTTCCAAACGATAGTTACTGCTTGTAATTCGGCCAATATTCCTTTATTCATGCCGAATGGTACTGTGTTGGTCACAGCTAACATCACCAATCTGCATAGCGTATTGAAAATTGGTAATGGAGCGATTAAGAGAGGTACAGATACTTTCTATATCAATCCTACGAATTCTCAGACAAACACTATCTATGTTTCTACTACTGGTAGTGCTTCCAACGACGGTCTCACTGCTGCACTGCCTACTACTTTCGCGCAGGCCCTAACCTACCTGGCCCTCTATAATCAAGAGACAGATCAAGGTAACTGGGTGATTCAGCTTGCTGCTGGTACTTACACAAGTCAGCAAATCGATTTTCCAGTCATTCTGTCTAACAGAAATAGAGTAACGATCCAGGGGCCTATTGTCAACCATCCTAATGTTCCTACGGCAATCTTTGATGGTGGTAGTTCTTTAGCTTATGGGTTGAATTTCAATAGCAGAGCTTTCGCTACTATCTCTAACATCAAGTTCCAGAACTATACAACATATGGTTCTGTTTCTCAAGATCTGTGCGACCTTACTTATGTCAATGTCCACGTTCAAGGTATTACCGGTGGCCCTGGCATCAAGATGCAGCAGGGTCGGCTGAGGGTTCAGGGTGGTATTATCCAATCCTGCCAAACCGGTATTAACGTTATCGGAGGCACTACATTCACCATTGGAGATCCTAATTCTTCTTCTCTGGTAAATGGCACTCAGATCCTTAATTGCACCCAACAAGCTGTTCTCGCCCAGGAACAATCGTCTGGTCACTGTGATTATGTGACAATTACTAATTGTGCTGTTGGTCTTGATGCTACTGTCCACAGTAGATTCCATGCAGCCAGTTGTGCCATTACTAATAATGCCACGGCTGGTGTCAGATGTGCAGATGCTTCCAGCTGGTTCGATAATGGTACTTCTGCAAATTTCTCTGGTAATGGTGCTAATGAACTAATGTATGATGCTTCTGGAGAAATCCAAAGAGAAGGAAATCGTACTTGGGATACCAGATATGCGGTAGATCAAGTCTTTGGTACTACTACTGGTATCTTTGCTCAAGCGGTAGTTAGAACCTATACTGGAGACATTGCCAAGAACTCTTTTAATTCTCCTCTAAAAGCTTATAGAATGATTATTAGAGGAACGACTACTGGCACTGTTGGTACAAAGAATATCACAGTTAATGTGGCCGGCTCTAACTGGTTTGGTTTTACTATTCCCGCTGCCAACACGGGAGACTTTGTTATTGAGGCTAACTTTGAAGCCTTCGGTTCTTCTGGAACACAGCAAAGTTATGACGCTAGATTCTATCAAAACGGCCAGGCTCTACAAGTTGTTCAGGGATCTCGCTCCATCAATATGATGACTGGATCTGCTATTGACGTTACGATTCTTCTTACCGTTAACGGTGCAGCTGATACAATCTCCATCAGAGCGGTCAATCGTTATTCGTGGGGTGGTTGCTAATGGCAGGACTTATCCCACCGATGCCCAATGGCACTGTCCCTGGCAGTGCTTATTGGAATGACTGGATCGAAAAACTTAGAACATTAGTCAATAGCTTTGTCAACGGTATTCAGTGGTCTACAATTCAAGGCAAACCAACTACACTTTCTGGCTATGGTATCACTGACGGTATCAACGTATCCCAAAAGGGTGCAGCCAACGGAGTGGCTGCTCTAAACTCTGTTTCCAGAGTTGATAAAGGATTAACAACCACTGATTATATCGTAGCTAATTCCAGCACTAAAGGCTTTACCATGCTTAGTCCTAATGGACACTATTGGGTAGCCACTATTTCTAACACTGGCGTAGTCACCTGGACTGATGTTGGTACTACTTCACCATAAGGATTATATATGAGTTTTCTAGGAGATCTATTTGATCCTGCTGGTGCTTTAGCTACAGGTGGAAATAACAATACCTTTGATTCTGTTTTCAGTCCTGCTGATAATTTACTTGGTCAGGATGGATTTAATGTAGAACCTAGCTTCCTAAACGATTTTCAAAGTAACGTAGCAGATCCTATCTCTAACTTTGGTGATGGAGTTGTAGATGCTAATTTGGATGAACTTAGAAATTTAGGAAATCACTTCGGAAAGAATCCTGCTCAAGTCTTTTATTCTGGTGCTGATCCTTTTTCTACTAAAGTATGGAATGGTGTTACAGGGCAACATAATACTCCATTTCTTAATACTTGGGGTGGAGAAACCAATCAGGACTTCCAAAACTCCGCTAATAGAGGAGTTAATACTGAGGGCCATCAATATCTAAGTGCTCTAGCTAACGCTATCGCAGGATATCAAGCTGGTAGTTGGGCCGGTAATGCCGCAAGCAGTGCTTGGGCTGGTGCTGGCCTTGGTTCTGGTGCGGGTTCTACAGTAGGAGGTACTGGAGTAAATGCCGGTGCTGATGCAGGTATGCTTGATGGTACGGTTCCAGTAGGAACTGGAGCTAACGCTGGATTTGCCGAAGATGTGGCAAACGCTGGAGGGGATGCCAGCGCGTGGGGCGGGGGTGCTTATGGTACTCCAGCAGCTGGCGCTGGTGGCGCTACAACTGGCCTCTCTTCTGATACTGTTGGAGCTTCTGCCCGTGGTGCTGTTAACCCCGCTGCTAATGCTTTAAATAATAATCAAAATCCTTTTAAAGCGGCTGCTAGGGGTGGTGCCACAGGGGGTCTCTCTTCTGGTATTGATGTTGCCGGTATTTCTGGCGTAGATGATCCACAGTATAAGGCTGTACTAAACAATACATTTAATGGCGCTGCAAGCGCTGGTATCAATGGAGGAAAAATGGATAACGGTGCAGTCATGGGCATGCTCAGCGGCCTTGGAAATGCTTATGGTACTCCAGCCATGAACTGGCTCACTAGCACATTTGGGGGGAACACAACCCCTGGAACCAGTGGAGCTAACAGTGGTGGAATGAACAATCTAGGTAATCTAGCCGCTGGTTTGGGAAGTCTTTACCTTGCTCAGAAAGCGAAGAATGCTAACAATGCTCAGATTAATAATCTTAACAGTCTCTATAGCCCTAATAGCCCATATGCTCAGCAGATGCAGCAGGCTCTTGATAGACAAGATGCGGCTTCTGGCCGTAGATCTCAATATGGCACTCGTCAAGTGGAGTTGCAGGCACGACTTGCTCAGCTCAATTCCCAGAACGCTCCAATGCTGAATCAGCTGAATCAACAGAAGCGTAATATTGACTTTGGTCAGTTAGCCTCGTTGTATCAGATGGGTAAGAACACTGGAATGTTCGGTAATGGAGCTGGTGGACTTGGTGGTATGTATCAGATCCCCCAAGACTATTCTCAGGGCCCAGCAATGACTTCGAATAGCCAACTGTCTACTTATAATCCCACGGCTGATGTGAATGCTACGATGCCTAATGTAAACTTTGGTGGTGGTAGCAGCCCGAATTGGTATGACCAATATAACAGCCCCAACTATTCTTACGGCGGTTAATAATGCAGTTACAAGTACCACAGCCTAATCTACAGAGCATGTTTGGTCAAGATTCTCTGTACAATACAATGCG